AAGCGTTAGTGATCGAGGATTTAAACGTCAAAGGGATGCTCGCGAACGAGAGACTCGCCCGCGCCATCTCTGACGTTGGCTTTGGTGTGTTCCGCTCGCAGTTGGAATACAAGGCGAAACGCTACGGAACGCGGTTGGTTGTTGCCGATCGCTGGTATCCAAGTAGCCGACTCTGTTCCATCTGTGGCTGGAAGAACGAGGCGCTGACGTTGAGAGATCGAGAATGGGTGTGTGCCGAGTGTGGTGCGCACCATGACCGAGACCTCAATGCGGCGCTGAACCTGAAACGGCTGGCAACCGAAACTGCCCTACCCGTGGCGAGCCCGACCAGTAATGGCGGCGCTGCGGCGGGGATGGCCCCCGCCGTAGTCGGGAAAGTCACGCCTGTCAGATACGACGGTGGTCAACAAGAGACGTCGGGGCAGGAAGAGAACTGTGCGTACTTTTGCGCACTTTCTTGATAGCAGCAGTCCGAATGATCGAGACGCTGCGCGAATCGCTCGCCACGCTCAAATTCGGCTTCGTCACCGCCGTTGATGCAGCCACGCACCGCGTGCGCGTTCGCCTGCCAGACCTGGACGACCTGGAAACCTACTGGCTGCCGGTGCTGGTCGCGCGCACCCACAAAGACCACTTCGAGCATTTGCCAGACGTTGGCGATCACGTAGCGGTACTGCTCGACCCGCATGGCGAGGAGGGCGTGGTGCTGGGCGCGCTCTACTCCGCGCGCGATCCGTCTCCAGGCGGAACGCCCGACATCACCCGCGCGACCTTTGCCGACGGCACCACGGTCGAATACGACCGCGCGGCGCACCGGCTGTTGATCCACTGCGTAGGTGACATCGAGATCGTCTCCGACACGCACATCACCATGCGTGCGCCGCGTATCGACCTCAACCCGTGAGGAGACAGCCATGCCAGCGGTACACCGCCACACCGACATCTGCACCGGGCACGGGTGCTTTCCGTCGCGTGCAAACGCCGAAGGCAGCCCCAATGTGTTCGTCAACGGCCTTGGTTGGCACTGCGTTGGGCACAGTTGGCAACCGCACGGCTGCGCGGTCTGCGTGCCGCATGGCGGGGTGCTGGCTGCTGGCTCGGCCACCGTCTTTGTCAACAGCCGCGCCGCAGGGCGCATCGGCGATCCGGTCAGCTGCGGCTCCAGCGCTGCGACCGGAAGCGCCAATGTGTTCGCTGGGTGAACCCTTTCCGCATACCTTTCCCCGCCGATCTCGGCGACCATGGAGGGTATGAGCCTCCACCCATCCACCCACCACTGGCAGCCCGCGCTCGGCCGCGACGGCTTCGTCGAGGGCATCGACGACATCCGCCAGGCGATTGCCATCATCTTGCGCACCCCGCAGGGCAGCGACCCGCTGCGACCCGACTTCGGCAGCCGGGTGTGGATGTATCTCGACTACCCGATCGACCGAGCGCGCCCGCACATCGTGCGCGAGACGGTTGAAGCGATCCGTCGCTGGGAGCCGCGCGTCAAGGTCACGCGCGTGGTGGTCGCGCTTGATGGAGAGGCCGCCATCAAGATCACGGTCTATTTCAAGCTCGCCGAAGGTGGCGACGAAATCAGCGCCGAAGTGAGGCCGCGATGATGGAGCTGCTCAAAGTCATACCAGACGATCCGCAGGCGGTGACGAGCGAGATCATAGCCGCCTACGAGACCGCGACCGGCAAGACGCTCTACCCGGCGCAGATCGAGCGGCTCTTGATCGACCTCATCGCCTACCGCGAAACGCTCATTCGCGCCGCGATCAACGACGCCGCGCGGCAGAATCTCGTGCGCTTTGCCCGCGCACCCATGCTGGACTATCTTGGCGAACTGGTGGGCGTGGCCCGCCTGCCTGGTGAGAGTGACGACCGGCTGCGCGCGCGCATCATGGAGGCACCAGAATCCTTCAGCGTTGCGGGGCCACGTCTGGCCTACCGGCACCACGCGATGCGCGCCCACGTCTCCATTGTCGATTGCGCGGTGCGCTCGCCAGAGCCAGGGAAGGTGGTGCTCTATCCGTTGACCGAAACCGGCCTTCCTTCCGCAGAAATCAAGGCGCTGGTGCTCGCCGCCGCGTCTGCTGAGGACGCGCGGCCTGTCTGCGACCAGGTGAGCGTTGAAGACCCGGCAAACTACCCATTCACGGTTAGCGCAGTGCTCACCATCCGCGCTGGCTTCGACGCTGTCGCCGTGCGCGCCGCCGCCGAAGCGAGCCTCACGGCGCACCTCAACGCCATGCGCCGCCGCCTTGGGGCCGACATCGTTCGCACCCAGATCATCGCCGCACTGCATGTCGAGGGGGTGTACCGGGTCGATCTTGTCGCACCGAATGCGGACACGACCGTCCCAGAGCACGGCTGGGCGCATGCGACAAGCGTGACTGTGACTGTCGGAGGCTACGCTGATGACTGACCGACTCGCTCCGGATGTAATCGCGCTAGATGATCGCTTTGGCCCACTAGCCGAGACCACCAAGCGTATCGAGCAATTGCCGCTTGATGGACTCCTGACCTACCTGGTCGAAACCGTCCCGGCGGCCTTCCTGCCGGAGCTTGCGCGGCAGTTCCACGTCATGGGCCTCGAGGGCTGGCGCTTTGCCGAAACAGAGGCCGAGCGCCGCGCTCTCATCCGCGAAGCCATCGCGCTGCATCGTAAGAAGGGCACGCCGTGGGCAATTCGCCGGGCGCTTGCGCAGATCGGCGTGGAAGCCGAGATCGTCGAGCCTGCTGACCAGCGTCGCATCTATGCCGCATTCAACCCGCTATTAGTCGATGGTTCGTGGCGTCTCGACGGCACGCACACCATCCGCCCCATTGAGCGCCTCGCCGCTGTGCCGCAGCTGCAACATTGGGCAACCTTCTTTGTGCGCATCAACCTGGCGATGGCAATAGGTTATGACATGGCGCTGCTGCGCCAAGTGGTGCGCGAGTGGGCACCGGTGTCGCGTCACCCGATCATACTTGAGTGGCTGGCGATCGATGCCGCACAGCACACGCTCGCCGATTACCGTCTGCGGCTCGACAAGCGCATTTGTGTGCCCTACGCCTGGCCTGGCGAGCAGCTGCACGGCTGCCCAAATCGCGCCTGGCGTCTTGGGCGTGACGGCGATCCGGTGCATCTGCCTGCTGCCTTCGGCTCCTTCCGCGTCGGTGAGCGGCGCGGCCATGTCGCTGGCCGTCTGCTGGCAGCACGCCGCGCGCAAGGCTGGCAGGCGGTGCGCAAGACTTGCTCTGCCTGGGCATGGCGGCGCGAGACGCTGCCGCCGGATCCGCACGCCATCCGGCGCAGACTGGATGGTTCATGGCGCATCGGAGCCGCGCTGCGCATCGGACGATTCAGTCTCAATGGCCGTCCATTGACCCATGCGGGATTCACATCCACCCTGCCCGCGCGGCTGCGTTTGTCCGGACAATGGCGTCTTGGCCAGCCGCGCTCCCCGCTATTCGAGATAAGGAGTATCTATGTCTGAAGCCGTCACTCTTGACGCATTCCGCACCCGCATCGCCACTCACATGGCCGGTGGCGCAGCGCTGCCCGCTGTGGCTCAAATGGCCTTTGGCGACGGCGGGCACGACTCTGCCGAGAACCCCAAGCCCGTCCCGGCCAGTCGCACCGCGCTGTTCCACGAGCGGCTGCGCAAGCCATGTGCGGCCATCGTGCAGATCAGCCCAACCGAGGTGCAGGCCACTGCCTATATCGACGAGGCCGAGCTCGTCGGCGCGGCCATCTCCGAAGCGGCGCTGGTCGATGCTGCGGGCAATCTCATCGCCATGAAAACCTTCGCGCCCAAGCACAAGGAAAGTGATGAGCGTATCGAGATCAAGCTGACCCTGCGATTCTGAATAGGAGTAGATCATGACCCTGCCGCACAGCACCATCACCCCAATCCCGAACAACGAACCAGAGGCGGTGCCGTCGCTCTGGAACACCCGTTATCAGGAGATCGACGAGAACTTCGCCAACCTGGATGGGCGCACCACGTCGCTCGAGACCGAAATCTCCGGCGCACGCGCTGGCCGCCCCAATCTGGGAGCGACCATCACCGACATCATGACGAGCCTCGGCATGATCGGGAACACGCTGACCGGTATGGCGAGCCCCGTTTCTGTTCAAAAAGCCGTCGAGCTTGACTGGCTCTACCGCAACCGGCGCATCGCCATCGAACTCTTCGCCGATGGCTACCGGCTGCGCAACATCGCGCCAGTCCAGGTGATCAACGGCGTGATGGGCGATGACTCGATCGATGTTGCTGATACCACGCCTTTCCGCGTCGGTCACGACTACTGGCTGGTCGAGGGCAACGACGTAGCGATGATTCGCGCTGCGGCCATCCTCTCGCCCACCCGGTTGCGGCTCACGGCCAACCTCACGCGCAACTACAGCAACGCCGCCATCCTCACCGGCCAGACCTTCACGCCGCGCACTGCGGGCGGCGTCAATGCGCCCGTTGGCAGCCGCTGGATTTCCAAACCCATCAACCTTGGTGACGACAACACGCCACGCGCCGTGGTTATCCGCCGCGCACATGACGGCGCGAACGTGCGGCTCTATTACCGCGACAACATCACCTCGACGGCCTGGAGCGAGCGCCAGTGGTCGGTCAAGCGCGTCGGCGCGCCGGATGCCTCCAACGGCGTGCCGGACGGCTACGCTGACTACGAATACCTCGTGCCCATGCGCGGCGAAGGCTTCTTGCGCCTGGTGGTGGAAGACATGGACACCACCATCCTGCACATCGTCGCGCTGGGCAGCCCAACCGCTCTGGGCGGCGTGCCCAACCCGGCCAGCGCCCCGAATGCGCCTGCCATCGGCAACCCGGCCAACGGTGCTACCAATATCGGCGCAACGCCTACCGTCTCGATCGCTGGATACAGCTCGCCGGTCGGCAATGCCTTCGATGCGGCGCAGTTCCAGATCGCCACCAGCAACACCTTCGCCACAGTCATCTGGGATAGCGGCTGGATCAACGCCCAGTCCGCCACCGTCCCGGCTGGCATCCTGCAAACCAACACGACATACTACCTGCGCGCCCGCGTGCGCGATGCTTCCGGCCTCACCTCTGCCTGGGGCGCGACATCGAGCTTTACCACCAAGGCAAGCTTGGCCTCCGTCAATACGCCGTCCATCACCAGCCCCACCAACGGCCAGACCGACATCCCAGAACAGCCCACGATCTACAGCTCCGCCTTTGCTGTCACCGGTGGCTCGGATACCCACGCCGCCAGCCAATGGCAAATCCGCCTTGCCTCTGGCACCTGGGCAAACCCAGTGCATGACTCGGGCGAGACCACCACGGCCAAGACGCAATACACCGTGCCCGCTGGCGTATTGCAAGCCGGGCAGACGCAATACGTGCTGCGCGTGCGGCACAAAGGCGCAAGCCTTGGCTGGTCGGAGTGGTCTCCAGATATTACTGTGACTACCAAGCAGCAGTTCGCCACCATCATCGGTCTGGTGCAAGTGGCAACTGGCGGCGGTGCTGGCACCTACCAGGGCGTCGACGAAAACTTCAACGCCGTCACCCGCGATGCGGCATGGTTCAACAACCACCCGACCTATGCAGGCATTGTCACCCAGGTGATCGACGGCCAGTACATGGTCAAAATCCCCAAGTTCTACTTCAAGGCGGGCACGGTGCCGTCTGGCGCCTACGCAGGCAAAGCCTACTGGATGATCTCTGACCAGCCGGTATCTGGCTTTAGCGTGCATCCGGCCTTCCTCGGCGCGGGCGGCGTCGAACTCGACCAAATCTGGGTCGGCAAATATCAGGCGTCCTACGACGGCAGCAGCAAGGCGCAGTCCATCGCGGGCGTGCTGCCCATGGTGAACATGGACTTCCCGACCGCGCGCGCCCGGGCGTATGCGCGCAACACGGGCGGGGTTTCTGGCTTCCGGCTGTGGTCGATTTACGACCTCTCTGCCATTCAGATGCTTGCCACCATCGAGATGGGCGGGCTTGACATGCAGTCCCTCATCGGCCAGGGGCGTGTCAACCAATCGTCTGCCGCCAACGTCGACGCAAGCGATGTTGCACAAGCCACATGGCGCGGGATTGTAGGCTTGTGGGGCAACGTCTGGCAGATGGTCGACGGGATCAAGCGCAACGGTGGCAACTGGCATCGCTGGCAATACAACGTGCCGGGCAATACCACGACTGGCGATTTTTCGACGGGCTACGTCAACACCAGTCAATCCGTGGTCAATGGCGGTAGCTACCTGGTCACAGTCAACACGGCTTTGCTGGCAGGCGGCATCATCGCCGCCTCTACAGTCGACAGCGCGGCCAGCAACGGCTCGACTGGCGACTACTGGTATTCGTATTCCGATGCTTCGGATCGAATCTGGTATCACGGCGGCTCCTGGGGCTACGGCTCGAACGCCGGGCTGTTCTGCGCGTACGTGTGCGACGCCCCGTCGCACTCGCACAGCATCATCGGTGCCCGCCTCGCGAAGGTGTGATGGGTCATGAAGCCGATGTGTCATGTTTCCCAGCCCGCGCCCGAGGCGCGGGCGCTCACCAGGCAAGAAGAAGCGGCGCGCTATGCGCCGTATCAGGCGCTGCTGGAAAAGCTCGCCGAGCTGGACGCCTACAGCCACACCATCATGCTTCAGTGGCCAAAGGTAGAAAAGCACCTGCTCTGCGCGCAAATTCGCGAGACGCTTCTGCGTATGCGCCGCCATGCGGCAGTCGCCTGGAAGCGCAAGCAGAAAGCCAGCGCGCTTTTTGATCTGGACGTTGAAATTGAAGTGCTGCGTCACCTGATCCGCAAAGCCTTTGAAATGCGCTATATCAATGCGCATAGGTTAGAGGTCTGGACGCGGCACGTCAGCGAGATTGGCCGCATGGTCGGTGCCTGGATCAAGCACGCAGGGGCTGCGCCATGAAGCCGATAGGGGTGCAGGCGTACTACGGCGGCAACTGGGGCAACGGCTCGAACGCCGGGCTGTTCTGCGCGAACGTGAACAACGCCCCGTCGAACGCGAACAGCAACATCGGTGCCCGCCTCGCGAAAGAAAACCACGGCCAGAAGCCTGCCGGGCCAAGGCTCGCAGGCCAGCGCCATTCCTTCGGCGCCTGCATCCTGAGCCACAGGCTCGAAGATCAACAACTGCGCGCGGCCAGTAGCCGGACGGCGAACGTGGCGCGCTGGGCCAACGACGCTATGCCAAAAACCCACAACGACCTGTATTCCAAGATCGTCGACTTCGACAACCTAGTCGCCGCCTACCACGAATGTCGCCGTGGAAAGCGTTACACACCAGAAGCGCTTGCCTTCGCGACCAGCTGGGAAGAAAACCTCATCAACATCCACGAACACCTAAAATGGCGCTCGTGGCAGCCTGGTCAGGCGCGTGTGTTCACGGTCAAAGACCCCAAGCACCGCGACATCGCTGCACCCCCTTTTGCCGACCGCATCGTTCATCACGCCCTCGTGCGCGTGGTAGAGCCGCTGTTCGAGCGCAGGTTCATCCACGACAGCTACGCCTGCCGTGTCGGCAAAGGAACGCACGCGGCTGTTGTGCGCACGCAACAATTCCTGCGCCGCGCCAAGCGCAACTGGGGCGATGGCGTCTATGTGGTGCATGCCGACATCAAAAACTGCTTTGCCAGCATCGATCATGGAGTAGCGCTTTCCACCGTCGCCCGCGTCATCAGCGACCGTGACGTGCTGTGGCTGTGGGAGCGCATCTTACGCGGATACGGCTTTGACGGTGGCGTCGGCATGCCCGTCGGTGCACTTACAAGCCAACTGACCGCCAACATCGTGCTCGACCAGATCGACCACCGCATCAAGGACGACATGGGCGAGCCGTATTACGTGCGCTACATGGACGATATGGTCGTCATCTGCCGCGACAAAGCGCACGCTCGCCGAACGCTGGAGATCATCGCCGACGAAGCGGCGAGGCTGAAACTGCGCCTCAATCCCAAAAGCGCCTACGCCCCGTGGCAGCGCGGCGTCGATTTCTGCGGCTACCGCATCTGGCCCACCCACATCCTGCCGCGCAAGCGCAACGTGCGTCGCTGGCGCGAGCGGCTGCGGCGACTTGCCCAGGATTTTTCTGCTGGGCGATCCAGCCTGCGCGACGCGCAGCAGATGGTAGCAAGCTGTATCGCTTATCACCGCCACGCCAGCGCCAAACGGACGCTAGCCGGGCTTTTGAATGACCTGATCCTCACAAGGAGCACACCATGCTGACCATCGAAAATCACACCCTCACCATCGACGGCGTGCAGCACCCGCTGCCGCAACTGGACAAACCCGCCACGGTCGAAGTCTGGCGAGTACCTACTGAATATCGGCCAAGCGGCATCTTCATCTCGGTCGCTCCTAACGGCGAGCCGCAGGAACTGCCCGCTTGCAATTTGGCCGACTGCGAATACCTCGGTAGCGCGCGGCTTGACCCGCATCCGCAAGCGCTGCTTGCTGCGGCCAAAGCCGAGAAAAAAGCCCGCATCGAAGCCGAGCGCGACGCGCAATGCGAGCAGCCAGTGCAGGCACTTGGTCGCACCTGGGACGCTGACAAGCGCAGCCAGGAACTGCTCGCGTCTGCTATTACTATTGCACAAGCTGGTGGGCCGCTGCCTCCTGCGTGGCGTGACCACGACAACGACAACATGCCGGTCACCTCCATCAACGACTTACTCGCAATTGCTGGCGCGATAGCAGAACAAGTGCAAACCGCCTATGCCAAGAGCTGGGCACGCAAGTCGGCAGTTGATGCAGCACAGACGCTGGAAGAGGTAGAGTCTGCGTAACATGCGCCAACGTCTGCTTAACATCTTGATCGCCATCGACCAACTGCTCTGGGTCGTGCTGACTCTTGGCAAGGGCATGCCGGATGAAACCATCAGTGCCGCCGCGTACCGCATGGAGCAGCAGGGCAAGCTGGCCGGGCGCTTTCTGCGCCCACTGATAGACCTGTTGTTCTGGCCGATTGAGCGCGACCATTGCAGGCTGAGTTTCGAGTCAGAGATACTCGGGCAGCAGCTACCAGGCACCTACAGAAAGGACTTATCCACAGGTTAGGCTTGTCGCATGCAATGCGGACACGTCGCATGTAATGTGTGCATGCGTCGCATATAATGTGCGCTCGCTCACGGCGGACATGATCCACCAAGCGATGCTGCAATCTCACCTGTGGGCGGTTGACCGCGCCGTGGGCCGCGCCTACGTGCGCGACGTGCAAGAGGGCGTGAATGCCTACCTGCGCCATCTCAAATCGCTCGGCGCGATCCTCGGCGGGCGCTGCTGGCTCGATGAAGAGCTCAACAGCCCGGCCAACATCGCCGCAGGCAAGGTCTATTTCGACCTCGACTTCACACCGCCGTACCCAGCCGAGCGTGTCACCTTCCGCAGCCACCTGGTGTCGGACTACGCAACCGCCTTGTTTAACTAAGGAGCCCCAACATGGCCATCCAACACGTACTCGCCAACATGGCTGCTTTCGTCAACGGGCGCGGCTATATCGGTCGCGTGGCCGAGTTCAACCCGCCCAAACTCGCCCCCATCGTGCGCGAATACAAAGCGGGCGGCATGGGGGCGGAGGTCGCCATCCCAATGGGTGCGGTAGAAAAGCTCGAAGCCTCCTTTACCCTCACCGGCTACGACCCGGACGTGCTCGCCGCCTTCAGCGTGGTGCCGGGCCACTTGGTGCCGCTGCGCTTTACCGGCGGGATGTACGATTACGACGGCACCTGCCGCCCGATCGAGATCACTATGCGCGCGGTGCTGGCCTTCGAGCCGGATGCTTGGAAGCCGACCGAAGCCAGCGACCTCAAGGTCAATGCCATGATCCACTACTACAAAATGGACGTGGCCGGGCGCACCGTGCATGAGATCGATCCGGTGAACCTAGTGGCCGTCATCAACGGCACCGACCAGCTGCAATCGATGCGTGCGGCGCTGGGGGTGTGAGATGCTGATCTTGCCAAAAACCACTGCCGCCATCTACGGCTATCTGCTGCGCGAGGGTGTGGTGCTCAACCTGCCGGATGAGATCGCGGAACGTCTCATCCAATCCGGGCACGCGGTCGCCTATGTCGAGCCTGCGCCAGCTCCCGAGACGCCCACAAACCCAGTGCGAACCCCGTTCAAACGCGCCAAAAAGGAGGCTTGATCCATGACCACTCTGACCCTGCGCGAACCGATCGAGATCAACGGTGCCAAGATCGGCGTGCTCACGCTGCGTCGCCCCAAGGTGCGCGATCTGGAAGCGATCGACAAAATCGCGGGCGAGACGGCCAAGACCGTGGCGCTGATTGCCAACCTGTCCGAGCTGCCGCCCGAGGCCATCCGCGAGCTGGATGCTGCTGACTTTGCCGCCGCCAGTAAAGCCGTGGCCGAGATGTTGGGAAACGGTTGATCGCGCCCATGGACGGCCTTGAGCTTTTGGCACTGGCCTATCACTGGCCACCGGATGTTGGGCGGGAGATGGAGCCGGGCGAGTTTGCCGAGTGGGTGCGGCGCGCCGAGCGCGTTATCCGCGCGCGCGGCGCATTCTAGAGCAAAAAGATGGCGACGATGATGAGCAGCGCCCACCAGCCCAGGATGGTGCCCACGGGGGCGAGCCCGCGCTCTCCGTTGGCCCAACTGATGAAGACCGGCGGGGTCACCAGCAGCAGGCCAGCCACCCATTGCGCCCAGGTGTGCGCGTCGATGTAGGCAAGCAAGGATTCCAGCATGTCGGCGACCTTTACGATTGCGGCGCTACTCACACTCAAGGATCAGTTTAGCGCCCCCTTGCGTGGGGTGCAAAACGCCTTGGGCGGGCTGCAAGAACGGCTCAAGGGTGTGCAGGGGGCGGCCCGTCGCACTGCCGATGCACTGCGCGGGGTATCTGACGCCACCTCGCGCTTGGCCACCACCTCCGCGCAGATTGCCGCTGTGGGGCAACTCACCACCGGCTTCGGTATGGAGAGCTACATCCGCAGCGCCGTGAGCGTGGAGCATCGCTTGGCCGCGCTTGGCAACACCGCGGGCATGTCTGCGGATGACCTCAAGGCACTCGATGAGCGCCTGACGGTCGCTAGTCGCGCCACCAATCAGTTCAAGGCCGACCTGCTGACCGCCAACGAACAGCTGATTGCCGCCGGCCTTGAGTGGCAAAAGGCGCTCGACATCACGCCCGTGCTTGGCAGGGTTGCTACCGCCACCCAAGCCAGCATGGCAGACTTGGCGCAGACCGCCTACGCGCTTACCAGCAACCTCCAGGTGCCAGTAGATCAAATGCAGGCCGCCTTTGAGCGGCTGACCGTGGCGGGCCAAAGCGGGCAGTTCGAGCTCAAGGACATGGCGCGCGAGTTCGCCAAGCTCGGCGCGAGCATGGGAGCGCTGAAGATTACCGGTCTGGAAAACGTCTCACGGCTGGGGGCGGCCTTGCAAATCGCCCGTCGCGGCGCGGGTGACGCATCAGAAGCCGCCAACAACCTGCAAAACTTCCTGGCCAAGCTCGCCGCGCCGGAGGTGCAGAAGAACTTCGAGAAGTTCGGCATCGACCTGCCGCGCTTGATTAAAGGAGCGCGCGAGCGCGGACTCGATCCGTTCCTAATTACGCTTAAAGCCATCCAAAAAGCAACTGGCGGCGACGAGTTCAAGTTGGGCGAACTCTTCGGTGACATGCAGGTGCAGAACTTCATCAAGCCGATGATGCTTTACACAGATGACTACAAGCGCTTGGTGAAGGAGATCAAGGCCGCCAACGGCGTCATTGAAGGCAACTTCGGGCGAATGATGAACACCACCGCCGAGCGATGGAAGCAGTTCCGCATCCAGCTCGACACCACCCCTATGCCTTGGCTGGACACCTTGATCGATAAGCTCTCCAGCCTATTGGCGCTGATGAACGAATACCCCAAGGCCACCAGCTTCATCGCTGCCGCGCTGGTCGGCATCGCGGGTGCCGCGATAGTGCTCACGACAGCATCGATGGCGCTGTCCGGCATAGCCGGGCTTATCGGTATCAGCGGCAAGATCGGCGGCTTGTTCAAAGGCCGGGGCGCTGGCCCCGTGACCACCGGCGGCGTGGTCGGCGATTCGCTCTCCGGCATGGCTGGCGTGCAGAAAGTTTGGGTCGTCAACATGCCGGGGAGCGGCTTGGGTGGCGCGCTGCCAGACATTGGCGGCGCTGGTGGTAAAGGCGGCGTGCCGGGCAAGGCTGGTGAAGCCACGCGCACGCTGGGATCGCGTATCCGCTCCATCATCGCCGGTGGCTGGATGCAGCTTTCGCTGGCGTGGCAAACGCTTTCCGCCTGGGGTGGCAAGCTGCTTGCCTTGGGCGCACGGCTGGTCGCCGCGCTTGCCCCGGTCGGGCAGGCGGCGCTGGCGGTTCTCTCGCCCATCGCCAAGCTCGCCGCCGCCTTTGCTGCCGGGTACGCCATCGGCACGCTCTTGTCCGATGGTATCGATACGCTGCTCACCAAACTCATGGGCGCGCCCACTACCTTGGGAGAAGCGATCTATGACAGCGTGCAGGCAATCAAGGCCGCCTGGAGCGATGGCGCGTCGTGGATGTCGTCCGCAGCCGAGCAGCTGGTGGCATCGGCCCGTGCTGCTGTGCAAGGTGCTGTCGCGGCGATCGGTGGCGCTTGGGATGCGCTGCGCGCGGTACCTGGTCAAATGCTCACCATCGGCGGACAAATCATCGACGGCCTGCTGGCGGGCTTGCGCGAGCGTTGGGCGGCGCTCAAAGAGTCCGTATCCAGCATCGCCAGCGGTATCGCTGACAGCGTGCGCGGCGCGCTGGGCATCCGCTCTCCCAGCCGCGTCTTCGCCGAAATCGGCGGCCACATCATGGGCGGTTTGCAGATAGGCATCGAGCGCGCGGCAAGCCTGCCGCTTGCGGCCATGCGCGGCATCGCCTCCGCTCTGGCCGCGCCGATCACGGCTGGCGCTATTG